ATTTGGTCGGTGGCACCGGACGTAGACCCCGCCTTGCGCGGGTTTTACGTTAGGCTTCGTGGGCCATCTGGTCGTACGAAGCGCAACGCACAGAACAGTAATCACGTTGTTCGCGCGCCAGCTGGGCGCCACGGATGAAGAGCAATTCGTTTTTAACTTCTTTCCCTTGCTCGATTGGTTTGCGGCAGTACGCGCATTCTTTCAAGTTACACATCAGGATTCCCCTTCTGTGCCAAGAGGTAACAGAGGCGGCGAATAAACGCCCCAAGAGAACTCAGTTTTACGGCCTGCTGCCGTACTGGTTTACGTGCGTAGTCAATCATGGTCACCCTCATTTGCCCTTGTCGCCAGGCTGGCGGAACGTTTCTTTAACCTGATGCGCGTTAATCACTCCACCTCATCCGACTATTCGTATGCCGTCGGCGGCTACTTCGTGGGCTCCATGCCTGGGTGGTTCGTGGTGCGTTTTGGTGAATCTATATTAAGCCTGAGACTTAATTTGTGTCAAGCCCGAGGCGAAATGGTTTTGTAAGTTTCAGACTTAATCGTGACGACCGCTGGATTGAAGGCAAAAAAAATCCCGACGCTCAGGTCGGGATCGGGAGTTCGGGCTGGGGCTCGGCGGCGGAGGTGGTGGGTGAGGGTATAAAAAACCCGGCGCGGCGGCCGGGTTAGTGGGATGTTTTCGAAGTTGAAGGGATGTTTGGTTGCACTTCAGATATATGAGGTGATGCTTGAGGGACTTGAATAATTATTGGTGACACCGGTGGTGGTTGTGGCGAATCTTTGAAAGCAGAAAACAACCCTGGCACAGCTACTAAGACAGCTATAATAACTCCGAAGATTACAAGCCGTGATGATATCCCAGATTGAATTCCATTTATCGCTGTATTTATTCCGGTAATTTGTCCTTGAATTCCGGCGAAATGCCCATTGATAGCCTTAACATCACCATCGACACTATCTAGTTTCCCGTCAATTTTGGATGAAATATTTGAAATTGCTGAGCTGAGAAGGGACATCTGGTGGTTTTGTTGCTCACGCCATTCAGCCATATCACGCTGCACTCTTGCGGCGATCGCCTCCAACTCAGCCTTGTTGCTGTTTAGCTTGGCATCCAGTTCTTCTCTTGAAATACTCATTGCATCAGTCTCATCTTCACTACCAATCAATAAATCAGTCTCGACGAATTTTCCCTTACCAGAGAGCCGACCATACTCCTTTGTGCCCATGTTAGCAGGTATAGGTAACTCTCCATACGTTCCATGAGTATCAGTTTCACGATTTGAGTATAACCTAGATTTCCCTGCTCTTGCGCGAAAGTCGAGTACGGTTCCTGCCTGAGGTTTTGAAGGGGCCAATTCGTCTGATGTAGTTGATCTTTTGTTAATTCCCATTCTGTTTAGTATTAATGCGAAGTAATATGGATTCAGCTAGAACTCTGGCTGAGTTTGTAGTTAATGAAATGGTTGCAATTGCCTCTGGGTGTAAATGAGAGTCCCCTGTAATCACTTCTTCTTCATCAATAATAATTTTGTGTATATATTTCAGAAAAGTCATGGAAATGTAATCATCTTCTCCAACCTTGGTTTCTTGTATGAACCAAGAAGAGGCATTATCTGCTAAGAATTTTTCACTTTCTTTCATGAATAACTTTTCAGTCATAATCTAACACCCTGTTTTTTGTATTTAGATTTGCCATTAACAATTTCTAGAAATTGGGATATAGGCCACATTGAAATTTCTGGCGCCTCACCCCCCCCTACGACCTTATCCGGCCCTTCATGTACTTCTCATACAACTCATCCAGCTCCTTCAGGCGAAGCGCAAAAATGCGGAGCATGTTCTGCTGCTCTTCTTCCGGCAGTTGGCGATAGAGCTCCAGTAGGCGCTGTTCGTCCGGCTTGAGACCGTCTTTCTCACCAACGTCCTCACCGAGTAGCCATGGCACCGATACGCCAGCTGCGTCAGCAACAGCGAGAGCGGATTTCTTGCTGATCACACCTTTTTTGAACCAGCCGTTCACAGACTGCGGAGTTACCCCAGCAACTCTAGCCATATCGGATTTGGTCATGCCGCGCACGTTCAGCTCTGAAAGGCGTTCGACAAGTATCGGATTAAGTACGGTTTTCTCTTTCATGGTTAGAAGAATAAGCCTTTTGCTTAAACTTGAAAATTCGCCCCAGGCTTGACAATAAATTAAGTCTGAGGCTTAATTTGATTGTATTCAAATCGGAGACAACGATGAACGGGTTAACAAAAGCCATTAAGTCCGCTGGCACTGCAACAAATCTCGCAACCATGCTGGGCATCAAGCCGATGTCAGTCAGCCGCTGGAAAAATCGATACCAGGGCGTGGTGCCTGCCGATCGGGTCCTTCAAATCCACGCAGCCACCGGCGTAACTCCCCACGAACTGCGCCCTGATCTCTACCCAAACCCCACTGATGGTTTACCAAAGTAGGAGCGTTAACAATGCAAACACTTTCTTTTCAACAGAATAACAGAGCGCCAACAGAGCGCCTGATATTCCAGTATCACTCCAGCGACGAATCAGCTGGTAACGTTGACCACCGTAATTTATGCGCAGCCGTCCGAGCTTGGGCGGCAGATGAGGGGCGCCTGGTCGTTGCGTTGCAAATCAAAGAAGCGGCAGAAGAGCTGGCGCTTGAAGGGATTGATCTCAACGTTCAGCCGGGCGTTTGGAACGTTAAGATGTTTCGCTGGTTAGACAACAAAGAGAACTCGGCAGCTTACCACTCGAACGTCGAGTTGCTGGCCCCAGCGATTATCTCGGCGTTACCCCTGGCGTATCGCGATCGCGTTGTTCGGCTCGATGATGTTGCGCTTCGAATTGCCAAAACGGTGAAGGAAGACGCCGAAGCTATTCAGGCTGTCATGCTCAAGGCGCCAAAACAGGTTCGGTTGAAGGAGATCAGCGAAAAGATTGTAGCCAGCTTCTACTTGGACGGCCCGGACTCTGTGGCGCCATTGATGGCCATGGTGACGACGATGCTGGGCGGTGCTCTATGACGGGTTCTAAAAAGGCGAAAGCCGCGGTGCTCGAACACCAACGGCTTTCTGGTGCAAAAACGGTAGGTAATTGCGGAGATCAGTATGTCAAATACCGCTGAAATATACAAATTCCCCGCGCAGCAGGGGAAACAGGAGAGCCGCATGGCTGAACTGGAGAACGGCTATTTGCGTTTAGCCAACCAGATTCAGGATGCCCTGTGTATCGTCGAGCTATCGGGCAGGGAGTTCCGCGTTCTGAATGCCATCGTTCGGCTGACATATGGCTGGTCGAAAAAATCAGACCGGATCGCCAATAGCCTCATCGCAGACAAAACGACGCTGAAGGTGAAGCATGTTTCTGAAGCCGTGCTGAGTCTGGCTTACCGGAACATCATCATCCTGCGTCGAATTGGGCAAACCAGATACATTGGGATCAACACCAACCTGGATAAATGGGCTTACGCCAAGCCGAATTGCACGAAGTGTCCAGCGGCTTTCCCTGCTGCTGAAGTTGTCACATGGGTTATCACCATCCCTGAATTCAGGGATAGCAATTTTACCCCTTCAACCATCCCTGAAAACGGGGATAACCATCCCCAAAAACAGGGAAAGGGATCCCTGAAAACAGGGAACACCAAAGACATTCTTCCAAAGACAAATATAAATACAGATCTAACCCAACCCAAACCCTTCCCTGCTGGAAGGGATTTTCGGGAGTACGTTGCTGGGGTGCTTGAGGGAAAATTATCGGGCGCTTCAGCATTGGAATTTCACGATTCAGCGATCGCCACCTTGCAAGCTGCCGGTTTGGATGTTCACCGCGAGTATCCGGTTCCTGAACGCGGTGATGGGCGTGAAGGGAGGATTGATATCGTCGTGACTGATGGGAATGGAACTCGGTGTGGTATCGAGCTAGATCGAATTTCCCCTCGACAAAAATCACTACTGAAACTTGGCGCAGTCGAGTCGGGCATTTGCGTTTTACGACGTGGCGACATCGCAAGGCGTACTGAGCAGGGCGTTCTGATAATCGGCGGGTCTAAATCTGCCAAAAAAGATCGGGCGGCAAGATTTGACCCGCTGAGTATCCCGGTTCCTGAATGGCTGGACGCGTCGTCCTGGAGTGAGTGGGTCGCCTATCGCCAGCAGTCTGGCAAAGCCATTAAAACCGAGCTGACTGTCACCAAGGCGTTCAGCCTGCTGAAACAGTGTCTGGACGAAGGTCACGATCCGGTAGCCGTAATCAACGCCAGCATCGCCAACGGGTACCAGGGACTGTTCAAGCCAAAATTCAGCCTGAGCAACCGCAATGCGGGCCGGGATGTTAATCACATATCCCAGCCAGACAAGAAAATTCCAACGGGTTTCAGGGGGTAGCGATGAAAAGCTTAATCGGAACTGGCAGTGCACTTGAGCGCCTGAAGAAGTTCATCCCGGCCAGCGTACAGCCGAAATTTAACAGCGTCGAAGAGTGGCAGGCATGGCAGGAAGCTGAGGGCCGCAAGCGTTCTGAGGAGATCGACAAGCAGAATCAGCGTGCACGCTCGGAGAAGATTTTTGGTCGTGCCGGCATCCAGGCTCTGCATCGCAGTTGCTCGTTCGCGAACTACCAAGTGTCGGGCCCGGAGCAGCGCCAGGCGTACAGCATGGCGAAGAGCTACGCGCAGAACTTTGGCGGCGGCGGATTCGCAAGCTTCGTCTTCAGCGGCGCGCCCGGCACTGGTAAGAACCACCTGGCGGCTGCTATCGGTAACCACCTGCTGGCTGCTGGCCACTCCGTTCTGGTGGTGACCATCCCTGACCTGATGCTGCGCGTCCGCGAATGCTACGACGACGGCCAGTCAGAATCATCACTGCTGAACGAACTCTGCAACGTCGATTTGCTGGTGCTGGACGAGGTGGGTATTCAGCGCGGCTCCAGCGGCGAGAAGGTGATCATCAATCAGGTCATCGACCGCCGACTCTCCGCCATGAAGCCAGTCGGCATCCTGAGCAACCTGAATTACAACGAGCTGGTGACCACCCTCGGCGTGCGGGTCATTGACCGCCTGCGGATGGATTCGGGCGTCTGGGTCAATTTCGACTGGGCAAGCTATCGCGGGAACGTGTCACACCTGCGGGCTGTGAAGTAATTTTCGGAAGGAAACATCATGGAAACTGTAATTCAAGCACTGGAAAAAATTGGCCCGGCAACATACCGCCAGGTAGCAGACCGTCTGGATATCGAACCTGTCGAAGCTCTGAACATGCTGCGTGAGCAGCGCGAGCAGGGGCGTTGTGATTTCGCTGATGGTGGCTGGTTCATCGGCAAACTGACAGGCCTTAAGCACCAGGCGGTGCCGTCTGCAATTGCCACCATGCCCAAGCTTCATGGCGTGGCGCCAGACCCGGTTGATCCGGCTGTGATTCGTGAGCTGCTGGCGCGTAACGGCGCGATGGATACGGCCTCGCTGGCGCTGGAAGTAAACCGCAATGGTCGCGGCATGACATCGGCAATGCTCTCCCTGGCGCGCCAGGGCGTGGTCGTTAAGAACGGGCGGGGCAAAGGCGTGACCTGGTCATTGACTGAAGCGTCAGCCGCGGAGCCGGTACCTGATGCGCCAGCCGTAGCAGAAGCCGCGAAACCGCTGGAGCAGTTCGTCAGCGAGATCCCCGCGTTCACAGAACGGCACATTGCAGGGCAGGTGATCCCTACAGTTCGGGTGATCTCGCGCGAAATCCGCCGCACCAAAAACAAGCTGGCGAACCTGGAGAAACTGCGTGACGCGGTCAAGGCTGTTATCCGCCACAAGAACCTCGTGCAGCAGCTGGTGAACACGGAGGCCGACCATGGCGAGTAATAACCTCTGGGCGATCATCCGCGCCATTCACCACGGCGGAGAGATCACCCCGCGTCAGGTTCGCCGACTGCTCGCCTGTGACAGCAAGAAGGCCTGCAGGCTGCTCGAGCATCTTGTCTCAGTGGGTGCCGTGAAGAACATCGGCCAGCGCCGTAAGCCGGTCTACGTCATGCAGCCAGGCGGGGAAGCGCACATCAAGCCGATGCCGGTAGTGCGCCAGCGCCACAGCATTGCAGACGTATGCCGTCAGAGTCCGGCAATGAAGCGAGTTTTAATGGTTTGGGGGAGAGCATCAGTATGAGTATTAAACGTTATGACAGAACTGGATGCGATGATTTGAGCGGCATCTTCGTTAAGCACTCAGATTACGCAGCCCTGGAAGCCAAGTGCGCGGCGCTGGCTGCAGAGAACGCGGCGCTGAAAGAGTCTCTTGAGTATGCAATTAGCGCCGACAACGTTCCTGAGTATCACTATCAGGGCATGGGGTGCGGCGTTGAGGATCGCGGTTATCAGCGTGACGGCTACGCTGCTTGTGAATACGGATGGCAATCAGCATTGGAACGTATTTATTCCGAAGTGTTGCCTGATGCCCTGCCAGAAACCCCGGCAACCGACGCCTTCCTGGCTGAAGTGCGGGCTCAGGGTGCCGATGGCAATTGAATGCCAATTTTTATGCGATGAGTTGGCCACTTCTAAGTGGCCTTTTAATTATTTTTTGGATGCTTTTCTCTCGTAATCCAAGCCAGAAGACCAGTGACGACAAGAACCGCAATGATAATTTGGTTAAGAGTGACACCCAGATAAGCTCTTTGATAGAGAGCAAAAAGGAATAGAAAAAGAACTATAAAAAATATCCATGAACAATAACGATGGATCTTTGCGCGCATAATTTGTCTCTGCAACAGCTATCTGTCGTATGATACTTCTAATGAAGACCAATGAAGTGATGATTATGAACGACTTCAACATTGCTGCAAAGAGCCAAGAGGAACACAACAAGTTTAACTTTGACTTGTCTGCCAGTGGCATTGCTTACAAAGCGCACCTCAATCAAAGAAGGTTGCCGGATAGGTAGCAAGAGAATAGCCTTAATTTTAAGCGAATACTTAATAGAGCGTGTGCACCACGACCGGGGACTAAGCTTGCCATTGCTGAGGCTTCTGACCCGATTTACCACAAGATGGAGGGAAGTTTATGGACGCAGGGATAGCTTCGGTCATTGCCGCAATAATTGCTGCCGCCGCGGCTGGAGTCGGGTTGGTGATAACAAAAGAAAACAAAACATCTGAGTTTCGACAAGATTGGATCGATGGTTTAAGGGATGAGCTTGCAGAGTTGATGGAGTATTTCTTACGTTTGCGAAACTGCAACTCTGATGAAATTATCAGTGTGCGCAATAAAATCAATTTTTTGTCCGCCAAAATTAGGCTTCGATTATCAAGTGATACTCCAACTAACGAAGAAAAAAAAATCCTTAGCATCATTAGTGAACACATAGTTGACGCTGATCCTACAGTTGATTGCACCGAGGTAGTGGAGCAGTATTTCAGGTATAGCTCCAGTATTTTGAAATCCGAATGGGAAAGGGTAAAACGTGGTGAGAAAAAATACAGAATAGCAGTGACTATTGCATATCTTATCTTAGGGGCTTTTACATTCTATTTCGTGCTCAAGTACATAATTGTAGCCAGCGAGACAATCGTAGATGCCTTTGAGTACCTTTATCGTTCGCTATTCTAACCAAAAATAAATGCTCCGGACTTATTCTTCAGATGAAATGGTAAGCATAACCTCCCATGCAAGCGATATGGGGATGCCCATATCGACAGCCAGGGCCTCTCCGGAGGCCTTTTTCTCGCCTAAATAACCACCCCGGCACACATGATCGGTAAAACCGATCGATACCATAAAATTGATCTATGAAATCGATTATTAAATAGACACAGGGCAGCAACAAATTACCAACGGGATGTCCCTTGTCGCAGACGAAATACCCACTGTCGATGCCGACAACTTTGCCGCTTCTCTGTCGTCCTGCTTTCTGTACAGTCATTTACGGTCGACAATTCTGACGTGGCCTCGTGTTAAAAGTAACGCTTAGTTTTTAACGGCAGGTAGCAATAATATTTATTTAAATCAATCGGATGAATGGTATTGCATACACCGCTGTTTTTTGTGCATACTTGTGCAAACGAAATAACACTGTTTATATATACAGCATTTATGTGTCGCGTTATGCGGAACAGGTAGAGAAAACTACTTCTGAAATTTATTTGTTTTTAAGCCCTTAACAAACAGATCGACTTTGCTATCGTGCCTAAAGTGCAGTGCCAAGTGGTGGCTGCTGATGAATAAATTTCTGTTTATCTGTGGGGAATGGAAGGGGGTTTTGTGAGTGATAGCAAGGAACAAACCGACTGGTATGACATTGTCAGGCGCTCGGATGGGACGGTTGTTGGCTCAATGTCGCTTGAGCGCCGGTACCTGGTCTACACCAGAAATGGGATGGTTTCGTGCCGCCCGCTGCAGGAGGACGAAGGGATTTTCAATCTGTCGACCGGAACACGCTTTCTTCGCCGCCTTGGCTACCGCCTCGCTCAACCCTCTGATATTATGATATCAACGGACTGAACACCCGTTGACCTGATGCGCCACGGAGAACACCATGGCGCACGAACTACAACTCATCAAGCAGTCATCAGGAATCCTGATCCCCGCCACGCCGGAGACCAGCGAATTACTGCATTCTAAATTCAAACTCGGTGCCGTGCTGGTGGCCGAGTTCCGCCAGGTCCGCAACCCGGCCTTCCATCGTCGTTTCTTCGCACTGCTGAACCTCGGCTTCGATTACTGGGAGCCAGCGGGCGGCGCTATCTCTTCCAACGAACGCAAGCTGGTCACCGGCTACGCGAAATTCCTGTCCTCCTTTGGTGGGAGCGAAACCGCGCTGTTGGATGCTGCTGAGCAGTATCTGGAGCAGGTGGGCAGCCGTCGCATCACCAACGGCATCAGCCTGTGCAAATCGTTCGACGCTTATCGTTCCTGGGTGATCGTCGAAGCCGGACATTACGACACCATCCAGTTGCCTGACGGCACCCTTCGTAAGCACCCCCGCAGCATCGCCTTCGCCAACATGGACGAAACCGAGTTCCAGCAGCTGTACAAGGCCGCGCTCGATGTCCTGTGGCGCTGGATTTTGTCGCGTACGTTCAGGGACCAGCGCGAGGCCGAGAACGCCGCTGCGCAACTGATGAACTTCGCGGGGTGCTCACGATGAAATCCTCGTGGTTCCAACACACCGAATGCACCACGGCGCAGGCAGATGAACTGGTGGCAATATACCGGGCGCGAGGCCTGGCCGTTGAGCGCAGCCTTAACGCGGATCGCCTGTCCTGGACCGTTAGCGTCAAACTGCCGGAAGCAAAGCGGCAGGAACGCACGCCACGGACGATCCGCCAAAAGGTCTGGGGGTGATCATGGCTAAGAAACCCCGCCGTAAGTGCGCAAACCAGAGCTGCCGCGAATGGTTCCACCCGGTCCGTGACGGACAGGTGGTCTGTTGTTATGAGTGCGCCACCGCCGTTGCTAAAGCGCAGACCGAGAATAATCGGGCCGAGGCTTTGCGAGCTGAGAAGAAGCGCCAGCGCGAAGAGGAGAAGGCGCAGCGTGCGCGGCAGGCTGAACGTCGCCAGGCAGTGAAGCCGTTAAGTTATTTCCGCGACCAGGCACAGCAGTCTTTCAACGAGTTCATACGGTACCGGGATCGGTATCAGCCATGCATCAGTTGCGACCGATACCATGACGGGCAATACCACGCAGGACACTTCCGCACTACCGGCGCTAACCCAGAACTGCGCTTCGACGAGGACAATTGCCATAAGCAGTGTTCGGCCTGCAATAACCACCTCTCCGGAAACCTGACGGCATACCGCCCGGCGCTGATCGCCAAAATCGGCCAGGCCCGCTTTGAGGCCCTCATGGGCCCGCACGAATTACCGAAATGGAAGCGTGACGACTACATCCGGATCCGTGATGAGTACCGCGCAAAGCTCAAAAAACTAAAACAGCAGGTGGCTGCATGAAACCAGAACTGATCGAATCGCTTCGCATGCGCTGGCTGCGCCTCCGCATTTATCGCCGCCCGGGTACGGTGCTGGTGGATTATCGCATCCTTCGTAACTTTATTCGCATCTACCAGATTGCAGGAGCTGCAGCATGATCACTCAAGACCTGGAATTTGTACGCCAGCAGCTCATCGTTGCGACTGCAGATCTGAGCGGGGCGACGAAAGGGCAGTTGATGGCCTGGCTGGAGAACGCCCAGTTCGACACCGGTACGTTTAAGCGGAAGAAGCCTAAAGTTTGGGACGAAGAAAGCGAGAAATGGGTACCGGTTGATAACCCGCCGATCCCCGGCAAACAGTCGCACGCGAAGGGCTCGCACATTCCTCTGGTTCAGCCTGTCGAATACTCCACCGCATCTTGGCGCCGGGCGGTGCTGTCGCTCGAAGAACACCAGAAGGCGTGGCTGCTATGGAACTACAGCGAGAACACGCGCTGGGAGAACCAGGTGACGATCACCCAATGGGCCTGGGCTGAGTTCAGGGCGCAGCTGGGAACCCGGAAGGTGGCCGGCAAGACCATGGACAGGCTGAAGGCGTTAATCTGGTTGGCGGCACAGGACGTCAAAGAGGAACTGGCAGGGCGTGACGTTTACCAGCAGCAGGATCTCGCAGCACTGTGCGAAGTGAAACCGGACAACTGGAGCCATAACTACGTTGATTACTGGCGCACCATGCGGGCAATCTTCAGACGACTTGATGGCGACTCGCTGCTTTGCACCTTGAGAACACGATCACAACAAAAAACATCAAATTCGCAGCAAGGTATTGCAAAAGTCAATTAAATAGCTTACATTTCGACTAAATCTGATATCGTCGCCATAGCTTTGGTTGTCGACCGAATCACACAAAAGAGCCCGAGGTTTACGCCTTGGGCTTTTTCGTATCTGGAATACCCCTACCTGGGACTATAAGCGCATAGCGCAACGCGGCACCCATCGATTGGCGGACCAGAACCCGCCTTTTTTATTCAAGGCTCCGGGGATCATCCTCAACTCGTTTTGTCGTTAATTCACCCCGAGAGCCCGACCTCTACACATGGACCACCTATGTCTGAACCTCTAACCATTGCTGGCGGCGTCACGTCCGCAACTATCGGAGTGACGTTCGCATCTCTGTTTCCCGAGGCAACGCCCGGCGTAATGCTGTGCGCGCTGGCTGGTGCAGCAATGTACGTTCTGACATCCGATCCACACCAACTGTGGAAGCAGTTCCTGTTCGCCGTCATCAGCTTTGTCGGCGGGGTGTTCTTCTCGGTGCCGATGGCGAAGATACTGGCTGGGGTGATTAATACCGCCCTTGGCCTGTTGCAGCCGCCGGTAAGCATCGAAGTATCCCCGAATATCGGCGCGCTGGTTTCCGCTTCCATCTCTGTCGCAGTCCTGCTTCGCATCCTCGCCAAATCAAAACGGGGGAAGATGCCGGGACTGGAGGAGGAAGGCCAATGACATGGCAAACCATCGTATTGGATGCAAACGCCATAATCTGTGCCCTGATCGTCGTCAGGCTGATGTTCTTCAGTAAAAGCGGTAAGCGGCACAGGCCAGGTGTAACGCTGATGGCGTACCTGATGATTCTGGCCGCCGGCTTCACGGCGTTCCGCATTCTCTATGGCAAATACCTGCAGGTGGATCCGGGAGAGCTGATGCTGAACGTCGCCATATGCGTCGCGGTGTGGCGATCCCGTGGCAATCTCGCCAAAGTTTTCCAGAAGGCCGGGCAATGACTAAAGACGACATCTTCAATGCCATCCTCGGAAAAGAGGGCGGCTACGTGAATCATCCGGATGACAAAGGCGGTCCGACGAACTGGGGCATCACCCAGGCGACGGCTCGCGCTCATGGCTATACCGGTGATATGCGCAACCTGACCCGCGAGCAGGCTCTGGAAATCCTCGAGGCTGATTACTGGTATGGTCCACGCTTCGACCAGGTGGCAGCTGTATCCCCGTCCATAGCAGCCGAACTCTGCGACACCGGCGTGAACATGGGGCCAACCGTCCAGGTTAAATGGTTCCAGCGCTGGCTGAACGCGTTCAACAATCAACAGCAACTCTACCCCGACCTGATCGCCGACGGCCAGATTGGCCCGCGCAGCATCAGCGCGTTGAAGTCTTTCCTGGCGAAACGCGGTAGTGAAGGTGAGACCGTGTTACTCCGTGCACTGAACTGCAGCCAGGGCCAGCGATACCTCGAGCTGACAGAGCAGCGCCCGGCTAACGAATCATTCGTCTATGGCTGGATCCGAGAGCGCGTGAGCCTATGACCAAATTGAAAGCCATCATGGCGTTTATCCTCACTGCTGTGCTGGTGGTTTTGGGCGCTTTTGGCCTGGGCAGCATGCGTGGCCGGGAGAAGGCAGAAGCCAAAGCCGATAAGCAGCGAACCGAGGAGAGCGCCTCCGCCACCAAAGCAGCTGCTGAACGTCGCGTCGAAGTAACCAAGGAGGCCAGCAATGTTCAGCAGACGGTTAGCCATATGCCTGATGATGATGTCGATCGTGAGCTGCGCGCAAACTGGACCCGCAAAGGTTGAGCTTATCGACACCGGCTGTGACTGGGTCAACGTCATTCGCCTCACTGAGCACGACATCGAAGTGATGGATCGCCAGACGAAGAAAGACGTGCTGGCGCATAACAAATCGGTGCAGGCGAACTGCCAGACGAATGAATACCGGGCCTTACAAAAGCGGCCTGAGTGAAACAGAAACAATAAAGCGAGGTGCTTTCACATGAAAAAAGAAGACCGTGGTTTTATCTCGGTTACTAACTCAATCAACGAAGTACAAAACCTCTTCCTGGGAAATGAAATCCCGCAAGAAGGTGAGGTGCTTGAACTGGTGGTTGTCAAAAGCGAAACCACCGATGACTCATGTGCATTGGTGCTTAAATTGCGCTCAGTTCAAAAATAAGACGAACCGATTGATGCATTGAATATTTTGCGTGTGAATTGATGTATCTCATCAATTATTCTGGTGGATGAATTCATTATGAATTTTCACTCACCGGTATCGGAGAAAATCGATGCATCAAACTTTAGCCAACGCAACGTTTCAGGTCATTGCAGGTGATTCTCGTGGTAGTGGGTTCAGCTTCATGCGAGAAGATCTGGCCGTAACCAATTTGCATGTTGTCGCCACCTGCTGTGACTTGCAGAACCTGCGTCAAATTAATCATGTCATCCTTCAAACTGAAGCTAATGAGCATATCGAAGCTCAAATATTGCACATTGATGGTGCCAACGACTTTGCGATTATGCGGTTGCAATCACCGCTTCCTGCCGGGAGAACAGTACTTCAACCATCCGCAGGCTTTATTCCAGCACGTGGCAAAAAGTTAATCTTTGCCGGGTATCCACACGGGATTCCTCAATTGCTTACGAATGAAGGGATCATTTCAGCACCGATGGAGCATGGAAGGTTTGCCATCGATGGAATGGTCAACGGAGGCAATTCAGGTGGGCCAATCATCGATCCAGATTCAGGAGAGGCGGTGGGCATCGTCACCCAACGCCGATATATGATGGGCGATCAGGCTGAAGCCTTCGGACAAGAAATACAGCAACTACGCCAATACCTTGCTTCAGTGAGACAACAGTCTAGTGTTGCGATTATGGGGGTTGATTTCGGTCAAATGGCGGATATGTTCGGCAGATCCCTGCAGATTGTTTCTGACATGATGTCGCAGAATGCCAACTCCGGTATAGGGATTGGTTTTTCTATGCAACCTATCATTGAAGCGATCGCAAATATCCCCTCTGACTAGAAACTTAATTTTGCGATGAGATGCATACTACAAGGCCTCGCTATCGTGAGGTCTATATAAAGCAATTATTAACGAAGAAAGCCACAGAATGCCATCTTAGTTACTTAGTATGGCATTTAATCCTTTGACTGAAAGGCAGTTCCTCAAGATTGCTGGCATTATTTTAATGCTGTTGGACTTAACAACTTGAACAATGATCTGTTGTAACATTTGCTTACATGGTGGTAATTTGGTTTTTCATATTCTAGCAAACAAGGATGCGAGATGAGCCAAAGTTATCTGACCTATTATGAAGCCTTTGATGTTGGTGGAAATGCTGTGTACGGAGGGAATGCGTTCACCACTTCTACCGGCCTGCAAATTACTGAGAATGAAATTGATCAGCACAATCAATACGTTTTAAGAAGCGTTCAGCAGGTCGTGCCGAGTGCTGTTACAATCGTTTTCAAAGGATTCTTTAAATTATAAGAATCGATGAGGATATGAAGGCCACTATAGTGGCCTTTTTTATTTCCCTCACCAAATCCAGTTTCAAATAGGCACTTATGCCTCTCAGGCTTTGCAGGGCGAAGCCTTACAGTTGTGAGCCAGCCATGAAAAGACCATACCCACCACGACCATTTCTGAATCCCCCAACTCCTAAACCATATACTGAACTAATCCCAGCTGATGGTGTTGATAAGTGGGTGACAAAACAAATCCTGCTAGATTCTGGAGGGCTGCATAACCCGGATCATATCCACTTGATTGATGCGGATCTCTGCTTCATGTGGGCCTCTGATTCTTTCGCGAAGAAAGGGCGTTATGTGCTCGGCCAGGCTGAACAGGTAATGCTGCGTGCTGGTGGATGGCAAAAGTCCCGGATGGAACAGCAGATGCATGAATGGTTCGGGCGCGTCCCGAAGTACATCATCACGCTGGCTGCTGATTACTGTTCGCAGTGCAGCGAACTCGAGTTCTGCGCGCTGGTGGAGCATGAGCTTTACCACATTGCCCAGGCTACCGATGATTTCGGCGCGCCGAAGTTCAACAAAGAGACCGGGCAGCCAGTGCTTACACTGCGCGGCCACGACGTAGAAGAGTTCGTTGGCGTCGTACGCCGGTACGGTGCCAGCAAAGATGTGCAGGAGCTGGTGGACGCGGCCAATGCGCCAGCTGAATTAGCTCACCTCGATATCGCCAGATCATGCGGAACGTGCATGCTGAAACTGGCTTAACTTTATGACTGATTATGACAGGCAGGTGATTTATGGCGGCACTGAAAGGTGAGGTCAAAGCCTTCATCGTTCAGTCTCTTGCCTGCTTTGATACCCCCTCTCAAGTGGTTGAGTCGGTCAAAAAAGAATTTGGCCTGGCGATACCTCGTCAGCAGGTCGAATCCCACGACCCGACGAAAGCAAACGGCAAAGGACTGGCGCAAAAATGGGTGGACATGTTCAACGCCACCCGCGAACGCTTCCAGAGTGAAATCTCCGATATCCCGATCGCCAACAAGGCGTACCGGTTGCGCGTTCTCGACCGCATGGCTACGCGTGCCGAGGGAATGAAAAACCTCGCGTTAACCGCTGAGATTATCGAGCAAGCCGCCAAAGAGTGCGGCGACGCTTACACCAACAAGCACAAGTTTGAGCATTCCGGCCCCAATGGTGGCGCCATCCAGACGATCACCATGAGCAAGGATGAATATAAGTCGGCACGGCAGGAGATGATGGAGGATGACGACTGCTGAGCAAAAGACATTTGCCCGCCGGGTAGAGTGTGAAGAGGACGGACTGTATTACGCGCGCTACTTCTTCAAGCAGCGAACCGGCGGCAAGATGATTGTCGCGCCTCACCACAAAGTGATTCAGCAGACGCTGGACCGCGTTATCGATGGTGAAATTACGCGCCTGATCATCAACGTTCCGCCTGGTTACACGAAGACGGAGCTGGCAACCATTAACATGATGGGTCGCGGGCTGGCGCTTAACTGTCGGGCCCGCTTCATGCACCTGTCCTATTCGCACAATCTGGCGCTGCTGAACTCCTCCACCGCGCGCGGCATGATTAAGTCGCAGGCCTATCAGTCGATGTGGCCGATGTCGCTACGCGATGATGCTGACAGCAAGGCGATGTGGTGGACCGAACACGGCGGCGGCGTTTATGCGTCGTCTGCTGCAGGGCAGGTTACCGGCTTTCGTGCCGGGCATATGGAACCAGGATGGCAGGGCGCGCTGATTATCGATGACCCGGTTAAGCCAGATGACGCTTACTCGGAGATCGTCCGCGACGGCGTCAACAACCGCTTTAACGAGACAATCAAATCACGACTGGCGATCGAGACGACGCCGATGATTGTCATCATGCAGCGTATTCACTACCACGACCTGAGCGGTTACCTGTTGCGGGGCGGCAGCGGTGAGAAGTGGCACCACCTGAATCTGCCGGTGCTCATCAACAACAGCCAGTCATACGCCGACCAGTACCCGGAAAACACACACGCCATCCCGATTGATCACGGCTTGCCTGATGGCTGGCTATGGCCGTTTAAGCACAACGAATCGCACCGCGTATCACTGTTCTCTCACCGGCGCACCGCTGAAGCTCAGTACATGCAGAACCCGAAACGCTTCAATGCGGAAGGGGCGCTGTGGAACGAGGAGATGATCAGCGCCGCCAGGGCGCTCAACATCACTGAACAGCTATCGCGAACGGTAATCGCGATTGACCCGCAGGCTACGAACAGCGAAGAAAGTGATGAAACGGGTATCGTGGCCGCCAGTGTTTATGGCACCGGAGATCGAAGGCAATACTCTGCTGATGGCGATTACAGTGGGAAATATTCACCCAACGGCTGGGCGACGAAGGCGATGGAGGCTTACGACATTCATGAGGCTGATGCGATCGTCATTGAGACCAACCAGGGCGGTGACATGGCTGAGGACACTCTTAGAAATGCCGGGTTTAAGGGCCGGATTATCCGCGTCCACGCCAGTAAGGGTAAATTTGCCCGCGCAGAGCCAATTTCAGCACTCTATTCGCAGGGGCGGGTTGCTCATCATGGCAATCTCTACAACCTCGAAAATCAGCAAATGGAATACATCCCAACCACTGCCAAAAAATCACCCGATCGGCTTGATGCTCTCGTGTGGGCAATGACTGAGTTAAGCGGTCAGGGCATCGGCGCAGTATTCTTCTAAGGAGCATCGCCAGTGAGCGAACAAGATAACGGCCTTCAACTGGCTGTGAACAACCTCGCCACTGAAATGAGGCGAGCGAATTACCTGAATGCCATCGGTATCGGTGGCGGTAACACGAAGCGCCCAACGCTTTACCAGGAATTTGGCTACCCGCGCACGATCACGTTCAACGACTTCTACAACATGTACCGCCGCAATGCCGCCGGGTTCGCTGTGGTGCACCGCCTGCTGGATGGGTGCTGGCAGGATTACCCGGTCATCATCGACGGCGACGAAGCGGAAGAGGCGAAAGAGACCAATCCGTGGGAAAAGAAAGTCACCAAATTCATGAAAAAGCTGTGGTCGAAGGTTAAAGACGCCGATCGCCGCAATATGGTGGGCCGTTATTCCGCGCTTCTGCTGCAGGTGAAAGACAATAAGCCCTGGAGCGAACCAGTTGACATCAAGCTGGTGAAGTCGCTTGGTGAGTCTGCGCTGGTGAAGCTGATCCCGGTATGGGAGCCGCAACTAACCGTCGCTGACTGGGATAACGACCGTCTCTCGCCGACCTTCGGCCAGCCCAAGATGTTCAACTTCAACGAGCAGCCGGTAGGGGATCAAGAATTCGTCGGGCCGATGCGCGGCGAGCCGGTGCACCCAAGCCGGGTGATCCTGTTCTGTGAGGGCTCAGAGGATGAAAATGTCCTGTCTGGCATCCCGCTGCTTGAAGCTGGCTATAACAAAGGGCTGGACCTCGAGAAAGTATCCGGTGGCGGTGCCGAAGGCTTCCTGAAGAACGCCAGCCGTCAGATCGCGGTTGAGTTCAGCAAGGATACGGACATGGCCACGCTTGCCAACCAGGCAAAGGCAGCCGGTTATGACGATCTCGGGCAGGCCATGGGCGACAAGGTCAACAAACTGAACCGCGGGACCGACGCCGCCGCTGTCATGCAGGCCGGGCAGATGCGCGTGCTCAGCGTGACGCCGGGCGACCCGGGGCCCACGTGGGAAGTCACCGCCAACGAGCTGGCCGCATCGGTGCAGATCCCGTTCACTATCCTGTTCGGTCAGCAGACCGGACGCCTGGCGAGCGACGAGGACAAAACCGACTGGGCCATTCGCCGCAACACGCGCCGCAACACCTTCCTGACTGACCGAATTACCGCGCTACTCGAGCGCTTCTGGACGCTGGGCATCATTGACCAGCCCACCAATGGCGAGGTCACTATCCAGTGGAGCGACCTGCTGGCGCCCGGCGAGAAAGAGAAAATCGAGAACATGTCCAAGCTGGCCGATGTAGTCCAGAAAACGACGGGCATGTACGGCGGTGAAGCGCCGGTGACCATCAACGAACTGCGGCAGGTGATCGGGCTTGAGCCTTTGCCTGCGCCCAAAGAGCCGCCGAACCCGGACGATAAGGTGACAACCGATGATCCACTGGCCGATGACACCCGAACAGAAGGAGAAGGTGGGCCTGCCGATCGTTCCGCGCAGTAAGGTTGACCCGACGCGCTCGGCAAAGCAGGTCACCGCGATGTTTCGGGATATCGAAGAGCGTTATCTCGGCATCAAGCGCGCTATTAAGGCTCTGTTCGACCAGCGTCTGATCGGGAGGGAACGTGGGGTTAACAGCCACAACTGGCACTTCCTGTGTCACGTCAACGGCGACGATCAGAGGCTCTACCAGGTTAACGCCGGGAAGTTCATCTACGACATGACCCCGCAGGAGCTGGCAGAGCTGCTTGAGGCTGTGCAGGGTATCCTGGATGACTACCTGCTGGACGGCGGCGAGGACAACCAGTGGGCGATGGATTACGTCGCAGCAGAGGCCCGGCGCGGCACGCTGGAGGCGTTTAACAACCTCTCGCAGCAGTCGCAGGTCTACGCCAGCCAGACGACGCTACAGCAGCTTTTAAGCAGCCCCGGTTATCAAAACCAGATAGCTTCCGCCAGGCTGACAACGTTCAGCGACTGGAAGGCGATCAGCGATGCTGCCCGGGCAGACCTGACAGGAATCATCACTGATGCGGTGGCGCGTGGGGTTAACCCCCGGGAAACGGCCAGTGTAATCAGTAAGCGTCTGGACGTGTCGATGAGCCGGGCGAAGTCTATCGCCCAGACCGAGCAGGTCGGCGCGCTGCGGCAGGCGCAATGGAACGAAACGGACTGGGCCGCAGACCGGCTGGGGCTGAATACCGGCCTGTTGTGGCTGTCAGCACTTAAGCCCACAACGCGCATCTGGCACGCCAGCCGTCACGGCAGGGTCTACAGCACCGAAGAGGTGCGCGACTTCTACGCTGAGAACGGCAACCGGTACAACTGCTACTGCAGCCAAATCCCGGTGCTGCTCAACGACGACGGCAGCATCTTCAACGAAGGTCTGGCGGGCAAGCTGGCGAAAGAGCGGAAGTCATGGAATCAAAATAAATAAAGAAATTGTCATATTTGCCGTTACTAATTGAGATTCCTCAATTAAATGGAGAGATGACATGCAAACTAAGTTTAAAGATATTCGCTACGACAGGATTCCACCTCTTACGAAAGCTAAGAACCGTGCGCACATTGCTTTTCTGACTGTAAACGGCGATACCGAATCAGCACTGTTGGCTGAATTGAAAAAGAGACACCCCAAAGAAGGTATAGAGCTGGTTAGCTACAAAAAATAATTCCAAAGGTCGCTTCGGCGGCCTTTTTTATTGCCTGAAATTCACCAATGAGGACGCAACGTGAAGCTATCCAGCATCCACGTTAAATCCCTCGCCATCAACGCCTCCAACATCTCAAAGACCACCATCAACGGCCAGGAACACTACGTCATTCGTGGCGCGGTTCCGATCGTCGATGACATTGTGATGAACGGTGGTTTGTATTTGGGCGAGGAGATTAACAACAGCTACCAGACGATGGAAGGCAAGCTAATGCCGCTTTCTCATCCGAAGGTAGACGGCAAGTACGTCAGTGCCAATGATCCCCGAGCAATCAACGTATTTCATGTGGGCGCGTGGGCCCAGAACGTTAGCAAGGCTGGCGATAAGACGGTAACTGACGTCTATATCAACAAGTCCGTAGCAGAGACAAAACCAGACGGTAAGCGCCTGATTAATCGACTTGACGAGATGATCGACGGCACCAACACCGACCCAATTCACCTGTCTACCGGGCTGCTCACCAACAAAGAGAAGAAGTCTGGTGAGTCGAAGGGCAAGAAGTACTCATGGATTGCCCGCAACATGCAATTCGACCACATCGCCATCCTGCTGGACGAGCCGGGGGCCGGTACGCCAGAAGAGGGCGTTGGCATGTTCGTGAACGCCGACGGTCAGGAAGGTGAAGTTGAAACAGCCAGCCTCATCGATGCGGCTAACAGCCTAAAGGACGGTCTGGTGAACAAGGTGAAGTTTTTCCTCACCCACAACTCCGACGCCTCATTCGACGAAATCTACCAGATGCTGCGCGAGGCTATCCGCGCCCCGTCCGGCAGCGATGTTTATCGCTATGTGGTGAACGTCTGGCCGGACAAATTCATCTACGAAGAAGGCTCGAAACTCTTCCAGCAGAAATACCTCATCGATGACAACGCGGTAACGCTGGTCGGTGAGCCCATCGAAGTCGTGCGCAAACCCACTGAGTACGAAGTCAAAACCAACGGAGAACAAAACCCGATGAAACAGAAGATGATCGCTGCGCTCAATGCCGCAGGCGTAACAACCGAGGGGCTGACCGACGATCAGGTCTGGGATGCCTATAACGAACAGATGAAGAAGTCTGCTTCTGACGACAAAAAAGACGGTGCCGATGACGTCGATGATGCTGGCAAGTCGAAAAAGAAAGAGCCGACAGCCAACAACGAAGAAATGCCAGCCTGGGCCAGGGAGCTTACTGATCAGGTAACCGCCCTGAACAGCCAGATCAATGCCAACGCTGAAACCGAGAAAGGCAATATGCGGGCTGCGGTGAAAGCCAAGTTCGGCATGACCGATATCGCGGTGAACGCGCTGGACGGTGAGCCGCTGAAAGAGCTGTTCGCTCAGTGCCAGACCTCAACCGGCCTGAATGGTGCATTCCGCCAGGCTAGCAACAACCAGTCAGTCAGCGAAATGCCGGAGTAAAAAATGGCTAAAGACGGAAAGCATATCATCCACGCCGGTGGCGTATTCCCTAATCCGCTGCTTAACCGTGAAGGCGCGGCCGCGGCATCTACTCCACCGGGCACCATTGGCTTCTTCAGCGCAACGGACAAATTCACTGCCTCTGTTGATGGTAATGAAGCCGCAATTCTCTACGTGGCCAACAAAGACTATCTGCGCTGCCTGTCTGTAGACGACGCTATTCCTGCTGGCGAGCTTGTCGTAGGTATTCAACCTCTGCCGGGCATGTTCCTTAACGTTCGCGCCGCAGCCGGTACCTACACCAAGGGACAGGCGCTCTCTATTGCAAACGGTCGAGTCAAAGTGGCTGCTGGCGATGAGTCAGTGCGCTGCTACGTCGAGGAAGACAAATCATACACAGCGGCAGCAGGCGATCTGCTTCGTGTCGTAATCAAATAAGGAGCAGATATGTTTGTATTCTCCAAGTCTATCGGTGAAAAGACCGGTAATCTCGCGGTAAACCAGGCGCAATGGCGCGCCCTTGAAATTGAGCGAAACGCCAGTGCTCAGGCAGCAGCGGATTTTCTAGCTCGCACTCAGTTCCGTGGCGATGCAGAAAACGCTCCTTATCTCGACGCGGTGAACGCAGTTGACGATATCCGCCGCCTGTATCGCGCTTTCGACACAACTGTACTTCAGCAGTTCGAGCCGAATACCGAGTTCACCCTTCTGAACGATCTGATGCCGCTCTCTCGCTCAGTGCGAATTGAGCAGTCTCGTTATGATTACGCGCGTACCGGCGGCCGCGGCTGGGCTCATACTTCTATGTCTGGGCAGGTCGGCGCGGCGCTGGATGCTCGCAGCTATACCTTCGATGGCACCATGGTTCCTATCCACGATTCGGGCTTTAAGTTCGAATGGCGTGATCCAATCTTCAACAGCCCGCAGGCATTGCAGTCGCAGTCGGATGCGCAGCGTGGTTCCGTTGAAGACGTTCAGCGTCGTTACGTTGACTACATTTTCAACGGCTTCCGTGACAAAGCTGGCAACTTCGCAGTGTTCGACGGCCTGACCTGGAAAGGGTTGCGTGACGATGAGCGTGTAGCGCAGATCGACCTTGGGGCTTCAGGCCTTAACATCGATTTCACCTCTGGCACAGCAACGTCTCAGGCTATCCGCGCCGGGGCAATCGCGCTGCGTGATCAGATGCGTCGCGTGAACAACCAGTATGCAGAGCAAACCTGGTACGTATCCGGTGAAATCATCTCCAACCTGGAGCGCTATTTCTCCGACAACTTCCAGTCCGGCACGATCATGGATGAAATCCTGAAACTGACCGGTGTTGCGGCGATTAAAGAAGACAGCCAGCTCACGGGTAACGAAATCGTCATCGCTCCACTGAGTGCTGGCGTCATTGCTCCAATCGTCGGCCAGGCTATCGGTACCGTTGCATCTCCGCGCCAGGAGTACAACAGCGATTACATCTGGCGCACCTGGGGCGCAATGGGGTTGATGGTTAAGCAGGACATCAACAACAAATACTCCGTAATTCACGCATCAAGCTAAGGATAAATCATGGCACTGGTAGAAATCGTGGCAAGCAACCTGCACGCCGGTGCCAACCTCCGAAAACTGGAGGTTGGTTCAGTGGTGGATGTGGACGATGTAACAGCTGAACGCTGGATCAGTACTGGCAGGGCGAAAGAGACCGACAAGAAGAAAGGCGAAAAGCTTTCCTTCGAAGTGGCTACTCCGTCCGCGCCTGCGGCAGATCTGACTGCCCTGCAAAAGCAACTCGCCGACGCTCTGGAGCAGAACCAAAAGCTAATCGCCGATGGTGAAGCAAAAGATAAGGCTCACGCCGACGCTCTGGCGGCAGAAACAAAACGCGCTGACGAAGCAGAAGCGGCGCTGATAGAAGCAACCAAGAAGGCGAAATAACCATGGCGCTTCGTGAGTTCGATAACCCGTCTAAATCCCGCGACGAGCTGGATGAGCAGATCAAAGGTAAATAACCATGGCTGACCCAATCACGGCGGCAGACGTGCAGGCGTTCCTCGGTGAATTGGGTTACTCCATCCCGGGGGCGCTGCTGGACCCGATCCTCTGCGTGGTGAACAAAATCATCCCGTGTCTCGATGGGGCCGGGTATGACGACTGCACCGCGAAGCTGATCCTGATGTACTCCGCCGCACTGATGGCGACATCGTCCGGCGCGCGCCGCATCAAATCGCAGGGTGCGCCGTCTGGCGCGTCACGCTCGTTTGAGTATGGCGACGACAGTATCACCTGGCTGCGAGATTCGCTGGGCCGTCTCGATACCAGCGGATGCGCCGGGGAGCTGCCAATCAGCGCCGGAAATAGCGTCGGCATGTTCATGGTCGTCGGGGGCTGCTGATGACCTGGATACCTGTGAGCGCCCGGCTGCCGCGCTCATTCACCCGCGTCTGGGTGCTGACCGATACCGGGCGGGAGACCACCGGCTACGTTAAATCGGGCGGCGAGTGGTTCATCAACTGCCCACAAATTCGCGCTACGGGCGCGGTGGTGCTGCGCTGGAGGGAGGACTGATGTCATCGGTAGCGAACTGGAGCTATACCGCGCCAGCTACCATCTGGCGGAATCTTGGCAAAGATGAGTCTGGCGATCCGCTGGGCTACTCCGCGCCGGAAGTTTTCATGTGTGACTATGAAGGCGGCTTGAGCAAGAAAATAGCTGGCGTATCAGCTGCCATGGGGAACCTTGGTTCTGAGGTGGTGATAAAAAACACCTTCTGGACAGAATATGACAAGGCTGGTGCTGGTGATTATCTGCTGATAGGGGAATCAAGCCTAGCTGATCCGCTTGAAGCCGGGGCTGATGAACTCGTTCAGGTCATCCGCTACGCCGACACCTTTGAGCGACTTGCAGATGATTATGCGCTGCTAACGGGGGCTTAATGGCTGGAAAGGTAAGGGGGATCAGAAAGGCGAAGGTCAGTCTTGGTCGCCTCATCGATGATATCTCGGGTCGCAAACGGGTCAGGGCCATTCAATCAGCGCTCATCATCGGCAGTTCGCAGGCTGCGCTTTACACCCCGATAGACACATCCACGCTCATCAACAGCCAGTATCGCGAACTCATCGTTAATGGCGTTCTGGTGACTGGGCGTGTTGGGTATTCGGCAGACTATGCCCTGGCGGTACACGATCCCAACGTCAAACAGAACTTCAGGCGCGCGACTGCTGAGAAAGAGTTTTTACGCAAAGGCTTTGATGATATGCGAACCCAAATCGACGAAGTGGTACAAAGGGAGCTGTCGGTATGAAGCCATCAATGTACGAAAGAGTCAGGAACCTGTTTGTCGCCGCAGGATTGACTGATGGCCGCATTGTGCAGTTGAACTTCTTTGAAGATACGAAGAAGGCAACCGACGCATTCATTGTGTTCAGACCCAACAATGGTGTTGGGCTGCCAAATTCAGATAGTGGTGAGCATCACGTTCTGGTTGATGTTATTGGCCAGAAGGATAAGAGAGGAGCTACCGCAGCTGCATCGCAAGATATTCTCGATTTTATCGAAGCGAACCCATTGTCAGATAGGTGCGTGGGGCTAATCCAGTCGATGGGCTTCCTGCCTCCGCCAATTCTTACAGAAGAAGGCCGTCCCGTTTACAGGCTGCAATTTTCTTGCCTCTATGGTGAATAGAGACATCAACAGACACAAGGTCGCTAATGGCGACCTTTTTTATTTCCACGAAAGAGGTAAGTAACTATGCAAGGTTGCCCAACCAGTTTTGACCGCCTGATCGGGCGCGCTAAGACTCTTGAGCTGGCTTACGGATGTCCCGACGTCGTACCTGAAGAGGGCGAATGGAAGCTGGTGGGCCTTCCCACATCGGCTACTTGGGATATGAATCCAGAAACGTTGACCTCAGATGCCGATGACGGTGGATTCACTGCTACCATGATCGCAAGCCTTGACCCAACGTATTCCATCGAAGGTGAAGTGCGGGTGAACGATCGCACCGATGAATTTGGTATCCAGCAATTCACCAAATACATTGTTGATGAAGTTCGCGCCCGCCGCCAGCCAACGGTATGGATGCGCTTTCATTGGGGCGATTATTACCATATTGGCTACATGGTAGCGTCAGGTCTTAGCGATGGTGGCGGAGTAAAAGAAATCGTCACCTACAGCCTCGAACTGAAGCTGAATGACGGCACCACTTTCCAAATCATCGAAGCTGATGCGGAAATTCCGGTTACCGGCGTTTCTCTTACTCCGACCACCAGTTCGATCGCTGCCGGAGCAAGCACCACCTTCGCAGTGACCGTTGCGCCTGCTGACGCTGATAACAAACAGTTCACTGTGACTTCTTCAGTGCCAGCCAGAGCTACTGCAGCATTTGCCGGTAACACGGTAACAGTTTCTGCTCCGTCAGGCGCTACTGCGGGGACTGCGGTCATTACAGTTAAAACCATCGATGGCGAGTTCACTGCTACCCACACAGTAACCGTCACCGTGTAAGCAAAACAAAGGGCAGTCGTCCTGCCCTTGATTTTGTTTATGGGGGGATAGATGACACCAGTTAAAGAGTTTGGCGAATGTCTGCTTAATGCCGGGGATAAGGACTATTTCTTTCGCCCGTCATTGCTGGCCATGTCGCGAATTGGCGATCCTGCTGAAATCGTTCGGACGTTTTATGACCTTTTCAATGATGATTTGACTCCACTGCTTCGGCGGGCCTCAGAATCCTACATCCAAAACGAGTATGACCGTCTACCAGATTGTGTATTGCAGTACATCCAGAGCGGTTTGCTGAGCCGCAAACTGATCATGGCTGCGCATACAGTGCTTACTGCATGCTGCACCGATGACGTCGGCGATCTGATTGGGTGGATGAAGCCAAGTAAAAGCGGCAAACGCGGTTTTGTGTGGCGACCAGGAATTATGCCCGCGCAGGAAATGATCATCATTGCCCAGAGCCTGATGATGCACGGCATTATCGGCAAAGCAAAGGTGCGAAAGCTCCAGCGCCACGAATCCAGCGATACCACCAATGAATTCCGGGCGTCGGATTACATCATCGCTGCGCGTAACCACTTCGGCCTTAGTAAGGAAGATGCGGGGCAGTTGACCATGACAGAGTTTCAGCTGTTGCTCAGCGCCAAATACCCTGAGCAGAAGGGCTACACTCACGAAGAATACAACTCAGAGGCCGACAAGTACTTTGAGCGTCGAAGACGCAGACTGGCTAAGGCTGCATAAATCAGCATATCCAATATGGCGGCTTTACCTTTTCGGGTCGACTGAGATCAATAAATCAGCGTTTGCCGTTGCGCCTGTGCTATTCCTGGGTAGGATGATTTCACTTTTACCAATGGGGAATAGGGATATGAAAATGGATATACCGGGTGTGCCCGAGGATTATTTCACCGAGATTGAGACTGGCGCAGGGGATAAGGCCTATAAAGCCAACAGAGAAAGGATCAGAGCGCTTGTAGCCATTAGAAATATGAAAACGCAGGAAGTGCTTTCGTCTGGAGGTAACATCCATCAAGCCTCCTTAGATTTGAATGATCAGTTTGATGAATTTTTATCGCCGCTGCCAGTGATGGCTCAGGCGGCTATTTGCGGGATTTACGCAGAAGAACTGAGCGCCTCTGCTGCAGAAATGATGGATAAAACGCATCGCATAAACGCCGAAATAATAGAATCAGAAGAGCGCAATAGTTTAATGGGGCAGGTTATTGGCGTCATAGTAATTATCGTTATAGCTGTTGTGGTCATTTCTACATTTTAGTGCGGCGCCTTACCATTGAACAACCTCGCTCAGGCGGGGTTTTTTATTACCCGGAGAAAAGTAGATGTCTACAAATGTAGGTGAGATTTACTATGAAGTTAGCGCGGATGTTGCGGCCCTGCTTGATGCCCAGCAACAAGCTGAGGATGCGCTTGATAGCATGCAAAACAGCTTTGACAGCACCAGTAACGCCTCTGAAAATCTTGACTCCGGCTTAAACAAATTGGCTGCAACTATCAAAGGCGTGATCGCCGCCGCTGCGTTACGTGAGGCGGCGGATATGGTTCAGAAGTATCAGGAGATGGCTGAACGCGTGCAGATGGCTACGGCCAGCCAGTCAGAATTTGAGATGGTTCAAAAGCGACTGCTTAACACGGCTAACGGCACTTACCGTGCGCTTGGTGAGGCCCAAGAGCTTTACATTCGTACTGCCGACAGTCTTCGCAGTATGGGGTACGTCACAACTCAGGCCATGGACGTGCAGGACTCGATGTCGTATGCGTTCGTTAAGAATGCCACATCAGCAGATCGTGCCGGGGCTGCAATTGACGCCTTCTCAAAGTCTATCAATACCGGGAAGGTAGCCGCCGACCAGTGGGAGACGCTAACCACAGCCATTCCTTCAGTCATTAATGACATCGCCGCCGCCAGTGGGCAGTCTGCTGCAGCGATCCGCGCGCTTGGCGCGGCCGGGCAATTGACGGCCAGGCAACTCACCGAAGGCCTCCGCCAATCTCTTGAAGAAAACACGGCTGCAGCTGCCGGGATGTCGAATAACCTCACTGATGCTACCGTGCGTCTTCGCACTGCGGTTACCTCTATCCTGGTTGCCTTCGAAAATGAAACGGGCGCACTGCAGGAATTCACTAATGGGCTGATTAAATCTGCGGACTGGATGCTGGAGTTTGGAAATAACGCCGAGCAAATGAAAGGCGTCATCGACGCAGCATCATCAGCAGCCATTGTATTTGCTGGTGTTATGGGGGCGCGGTATGTGGGTGCCTTGGCAATGGCTACAACAGCCAAACTTCAAAGCATCGCCGCCATCCGACAACAAGCCGCAGCCGATGTGCAGGCTGCACAAAATGTCCAAATAGCTACGACTGCTTTAGTCAGGAAAACCCTGGCTGATAAAGAGGCGGCTTTATCAGCCCTGAATCTGGCGCAGGCCGAATACAATGTTGCCCGCGGAAGTGCAGCCGAAACTTTTGCGCTAAACAACCTTATTGCCGCCAAAACCGCCGCTCGAAATGCCTCGCTCAGCCTTGCCCAGTCAGAAATTGCTCAGGCAACTGCGCAAAACACGGCAGCAGCAGCTGCGAGGAATGCTTCCGTAGCCGTTGGCATGGCCAGGGGGGCGCTGGCTCTCGTGGGTGGACCAGCAGGGGCTGCCATGCTTGCAGGAGCCGCCATCTTCTATTTCTACCAGAAGGCGCAGCAAGCAAGACAAGAGAGCATTGAATTTGCCGACTCTCTCAATGGAGTTCTGGCGAAAATGAAGGAGATGAACTCGACGCAATTAGCTGCAAATATCGCTAAAGCCGAACAGTCGATGATTGATCAGCGTGAAGCTATATCAGATTTAACCCGCGAATATGACGAATTAGCTCAGCGTAAAACGTTTATAGAGCAGGCCGCTCAGATCCGTGGGGCAGCTGCCGTTGCAGAGGATTATGCAAATATCAACCGTGATCTGGCAATCCAGGCCGGCAAAGTAGACGCAGCTGAGAATAGGTTAAGCCAGACAGTCAGTAGTGTTGGGATCCTCCGGGCGCAACTCAACGGAACCTTGCTTCAGGGCATCGACTTGCTTCGCCGCGACGGTGAGGCTGCTGGGGTTTCTGCGGGCATGATGAGCAATCTCGGCAAAATGCTCAATTTTGCAACTGCTGAGAAGGAAAAGTTTAACTCCTCAAGCATAAAGATTGAGCGACCCAAAGGGGTGCAGGATTACCTCGATAAACTTTCTGCCCAAGTGGAATTACAGGGAGAACTCAACGAACGCAAGCGCGCACAACTCAAAGCTGAGCAGGAAATCAGACAGCTCGGCGGCAATGAAAATGATGTTCGCCTGGCACGCCAGAGAGCGGCAGCTGAATTTGATTCCGTTGAAGCGCAGCGAGCCCAAAAGAAAGCTGCAGACCAAGCTGCATCATCAGGGAAGCAGGCCGCTACACAGTCCGAGTCCGTCGCCCAGAAACTGGAAAAGCTTCGCGCCCAATCTGACCTGACTACAGAGTCAATAGAAAAACGACGTATCCAGGAGGCGGGGCTACGTGCGGAGCAGTCTCTTGGCAGTGCAGCCACTCAGCAGCAACTGGCGGAAGCGCGGGCGCTTGGGGAGGCAAACGAGCAGGCGGCAATCTCTATTCAGAAGCGCAAAGAGGCTGAGCAGGGGCAGAAGTATGCCAAGCAGGAGATAGCTGCAGGAAATACCTCATCCAACCCCCTTACTGGGGCATCAGTGGATCCGCTGGCACAAATTAATCTCCAGGAGACGCAAAAACTTGAGGACCTAGCTAAATATCAGGAACTGGATAAGCAAAATACCCAGCTTTACGAAGACGCCAAAACTGCAATCCAGCTGCAGGCATCAAATGCGCGCATGCAAATAGCTCAAACGGAGGCAGATCAGCAAAGAGAATCCGTTCTTTCTATTCTGGGCTCTGCGTCCCAAGGTTTTGATAGTCTGGCATCGATAATTGCTGACTCCGCTGGCAAGAGTAACGCGGCGTACCAGGTCATGTTCGCAGCCAGTAAAGCGTTTGCGATTGCCCAGTCTACCCTCAGCCTGAATACCGCAATCATGCAGGCCATGGCTGATCCGACAGCGCTGACTCCAGCGCAAAAACTTGCGAACTATGCAGCCATCGCCTCTGCTGGAGCGTCATTGCTGTCGAACGTTGCGAGCATCTCATATGGCGGTGCCCGCGAACACGGCGGCCCGGTCTCGGCCAGCTCCATGTACCACGTGGGCGAGGGCGGCAAGCCTGAGATTTTCAAAGCCAGCAATGGCAGCCAGTACATGATCCCCGGCGATAACGGTCGCGTCATCAGTAACCGCGATATTGGCGGTGGTGGCGGTGGGTTCAATTACAGCCCGACTATCCAGATCAACGGCAATCCAGATGAAAAAACCATTGCGCTGGTAGAGGCGGCAGTCGCTCGCGGTGGCAGGCAGGTATACCAGCAAATAAGCGGGGATCTTGCATCAGGCAAAGGAAACGTCTCTAAAGGCCTGCAAAGCGGCTGGACCGCTAAAAGGAGGATCGGTTAATGGGTAAGCAAACCGACATCAATTACCCCCATGAGTACCTGCCAATGCCCCAGCGACCCGGGCATGGCTTCACCCCCGTCAGCCCCCTGCAGCGTTCCACCATGACATCCGGCCGCACGCGCCAGCGTCGCAAATACACCTCTGTACCGACAGCGGCAAGTGTTTCGTGGGTGTTCACTGATGCCCAGGCGCAGCTGTTTGAGGTGTGGTATCGGGATGTTATTACGGACGGTGCCGCCTGGTTCAACATGCGCATACGCACGCCGCTGGGTGTTGGTGACTACGTGTGCCGGTTCGATGATGTTTACGACGGACCGTTACTTTATGCGCTGGGATACTGGAAATTCACGGCAACACTGGAGCTGTGGGAACGTCCAATTCTCCCGCCTGGCTGGGGTAATTTCCCTGAGTTCATCGTCGGGCAGAGCATTATTGATTACGCGCTCAACAAGGAGTGGCCGGAAGCATGACAAGCCCAACACTCAACAGGCTGTATGCCAGCGGCGGCAGTGAGATCCTCTTCAACACGCTGCAGATTACCGTCGGCGGCCAGACTTACTGGCTGGTTGAGAACTTCGAGGATATCACTGCTGTAACGGAAACTGGCGCATCGGTGAAGTTCGAAGCCGCGGCTATGGCCGTCGCGCTGCCCGCCAGAAATAAGGATGGCACACAGGATCTGCAGTTCGTCATCAGCAACATTGACGGCATTGTTTCCACTGCAATACGCAACGCCTTGGCTAACCTCAATAGCGGCACGCTGATAATGCGGCAGTACATCTCAACCGATTTGAGTTTCCCTTCGGCACCGCCTCTGGTATTCCAGATTAAAGACGGGTACTGGAAAGCGACGGAGGTACAGATCAAAGCCGGTTTCCTGAATATTCTCGACACTGCATGGCCGCGCTACCGTTACACGCTTCCTGTCTTCCCGGGCCTCCGCTACCTCCAGTAGGAAATCACCATGTTCAATCCAGATAAATACCGTTCTGTCGAGTGGCAGAAGGGCGGGCGCGCTTACCCCGCGCTGGACTGCTTTGGCATCGTCAACGAAATCAGGCGCGATCTGGGTCTGGCTCCGTGGCCTGATTTCGCCGGAGTCACGAAGGATGATAACGGCCTCGATCGGGAGGCGCGCGGACTGATGGCTGGCCTGAGTCGATGTGAACCGGCCCCGGGCGCGGGTATCGCCTGTTATTCCGGCTCTGTGGTGACACACGTTGCCATCGTGGTCGAGATTGATGGCCAGCTGCGCGCTGCGGAGTGCAACCCCCGCACTAACGTAACCTTTCTGCCGCTGGCGCGGTTTGCGCGCCGCTTTGTTCGCGTGGAGTATTACCAGTGACGATCCGAATCTATCCGTCCCGCCTGCCGGGCGAACCGCTGGAAACGCATCAACATGAAACGATGACCCTCAGCGCCTGGTTTGCGCGGAACGTGAAGGACTGGGCACCGGATCAGCAGCACCCGGTAGCGGTTGAAATCGACGGCGTTCCCGTCCCGGCGTTAGAGTGGCCACTGTGCGTTATCAAGCGAGAAACAGACGTCAGGATGTATCCGGTACCCTACGGTACTGGCGCAGAAATCGCGATCTGGGTTGCCGTCAGCGTAGCCGTCGCCTCTGCTGCGTACAGCATCTACATGATGAGCACAATGTCTCAGGCAGGCGGCGGAGGTGCCCAGGCGGCCAGCGGTGACCAGATTGACCTCAACCCGGCCAAAGCGAATGCGGCGAAACTGGGTGACCCCATCCGGGAAATCTTCGGCAAATATCGTGTCTGGCCTGATTACGTCGTGCAGCCAGTGAGCCGGTTCGTCAACGAGACCAGCATGGAAACCAGCATGTTCCTGTGCGTGGGTGTTGGCGACATGGTGATTAACCAGTCCGACATCCGGATCGGAAACACGCCGATCTCCGCGTTCGGTACCGACGTGCGCTACACACTTTATCCGCCTGGCGCCATAGTGTCCGGTGATACCCGCACCGAAAACTGGTTCAACTCACCAGAGGTGGGGAATACCGGCTCCGGTACCGCCGGGCTGGACC